CATTGCCGAGGCTGAGGCAACCCCGAGCCCCGGGGACCTACTACAAAAAAGGAGTGATGAAGACGTGACCGTTATCAAAATGGAAGACCTGCCGGAAGAGGTGAGAAAGGCGATCGAACTGGTCGGCCCACTGACCCAGGCGAACGAAGACCTGAAAAAAAACCTGGAGGCCACCCAGGGTAAACTGACTCAGGCTGAGGTTGATTTAAAGAAAACACAGGAGGATTTGAAAAAATCCGGAGATGAAACTAAGACCAAGGAGATTATCGCCAAAATCAGCGAATTTAAAGGCCTGGCCATCAACCCCGAAGAGCTGGCCCCGGTGTTAAAGTCATTCGCCGAAAGTGACCAGGAGGGCTACGCCAAACTTGAAGGTGTACTAAAGGCCGCCAACGAGGCTATCTTGAAAGGCGCTCTGTTTACCGAGATAGGGCGTGGCGGTTCCGGCCAAAGCGACATATTGACCAAGGCTGATGCACTGGCCAGCGAGATCGTGACCAAGGATGCGAGCATGACCAAAGAGAAGGCGTTAGCCAAAGTGTGGCGGGAGCATCCTGAGCTATATAAACAGTATCAGGACGACCAAAGGAGGGTGAAGTAATTGGCAAAAGAAATTCCGGTAGAAGTCATAACCCTGATCGCAGCGGCCGACCTCTCGGCAAAGCAATACTATGCTGTGAAAATCGACGCCACCGGCAAGGCCGCCATGGCGGGCGCTGGCCAAAATGCTGTCGGCATCTTGCGCAATAACCCCACTGCGGACCAACCGGCAGCAGTCATGGTTCTAGGCATCGCCCTGGCCATGTACGGCGGGGCGGTGACTGCAGGCGACAACTTGATGACCGACGCCAACGGCAAGCTTATCACCGCCACCGGCACCAACCCGGTGGTTTGCGTAGCTATGGAGTCCGGCGCCGACGGTGAGGTTCACTCGGTTATTCTGGTGACCAGAACAAGCACCGGTATAAACGCTAATAATTCCGTTCTTGCATTCCCGATCGCCCTTGCAAAGATTGCCAACGGGGATCTGATGACCAACATCGTGCCAGGTTTTGCCGGCACCATCAAAAAGATATTCGCGGTCGTAAATGATCCCGCAACCACTGCTGCCAAGACCGCTGCGCTGCACGTAGAGATCGGGGCCGTGGCCACAACGGGTGGAGTGCTGACCCTGACCAGCGCCAACATGACCCCGCTGGGCGCTAAGGTAGATGGCACCGCGATCACCGGGGCAAACACCTTCACGGCAACCGATACCCTGAGCATTGTGGCAGCCTCAACGACCGCATTTGTCGAAGGTTCCGCTGTGATCTATATTGTTTTAGGCTAATCAAAAAATGTACGAGTTAAAGGAGGAAAGATAAATGCCGCTTCCGGGAGATGTCCATGTAAACCGACCGTTAACGAACATGAGTGTTGCGTATATCCAGGATCAGAAAAACTTCATCGCGGACAAGGTGTTTCCAATTGTTCCGGTGGAGAAGCAGAGCGATCGCTACTTTGTTTATAGCCGAGAAGATTGGTTTCGAGATGAGGCGGAAGAGCGTGCTCCGGGAACAGAATCAGCGGGCAGTGACTACGACATCGATAACACCCCTAACTACTTCTGTCCGGAATATTCCCACCACAAAGATGTATCCGACCCTGAGCGGGCCAATAGCGACAGCCCGCTGAAGCCTGATGAAGACGCGACTCAGTTTGTCACCCAAAAACTTCTGCTGAAGAGGGAACGTAAATGGGCCGCGAACTATTTTGCGACTGGGAAATGGGCGACTGACCTAACCGGAGTTGCCGCCGCCCCTGGTGCAAGTGAGTTTATCCAGTGGAGTAATTATTCAACGTCTCAGCCCATAGCCGATATTAAAAAATACCGGCTGACCGTGGCTGAACTGACCGGGTTTTTGCCTAACGTCCTTGTGTTGGGGGCATACACCTATAATATCCTATCTGAACATCCCACTATCACGGACAAGATCAAGTATACCCAAAGGGGTGTAGTAACCCCGGACATTCTAGCAGCACTGCTAGACATTGATCGAGTCGTAGTACCTTACGGCGTCGTCAACACTGCAGCCAAGAAAAAGACTGGTGCCTACAGTTTCATCCACGGCAAACATGCCCTTCTGGCATACGCTGCGCCAAACCCTGGCCTAAAGACTCCGAGTGCGGGCTATATCTTTACCTGGAAGGGGCTTTTTGGCTCAGGTGCCTTCGGCAACCGGATTAAGCAGTTCCGCATGGAAAATCTAGAGAGTGACCGCATCGAGGGCCAAATGGCCTTTGATTGCAAGCAAGTGGCTTCTGACCTGGGCGTCTTTTTCGGCAGCGCCGTAGTGTAGTGCAAGGGTGGGGATAAATGTCTTACGTTACTGCGGAAACAGTAAAGCAAATAGCTTGTGCTGATGCAAGCGCACTGGGACTCACCGCGAGTGACTATGACTCACTACTGACAGTCCTCATCAAATGGGCTTGTGGTGAGATCAACACTTTCCTTGCCAGGTCGTACACAGACACAGAATTGTCCGCAGACAGCGATATGGCGGCAGCGCTGGAAAGCGTCGCTGCGCAGGCTGTGGATAACTTTTTGTTAAGCATCGTGCAAAGGAAGAACAGCCCGATCATAAACGTAAACGATTTTGCGGTATCTTCGCCCAGGCGAATAATCTTGACAGAGGACATGAAAAACACGATACGAAGGTACAAAACCGATACCATTTCAGTGCCAGTGTTCACCGAGGGGGTTATGCGTTTTACGGATGATGCTACAGCTCTAATCAAGGGGGTTGACTGACATGTTGGTGATAAACTGGTCTCCTCCGATCACTGAACTACTGGCTAACCATGCCAGTAAAATGCCATCAGCGGTGAAGGACGTACTGTCTCGCCTGGGAGTTATGGGTGAGAGCTATGCAAAGGTGATCACGCCGGTAGACACAGCTAATCTACGCAAACGAATTGGCTGGAAAATAGCCGGGGGGGCACGACCGGCGCTGCATATCGGTACAAATGTCACCTATGCGCCGTATGTACTGACGGACACTGGGCCGTTTATAATCAGAGCGAAAAACAAGAAGGTGCTGGCTTGGGTGACCAAAGGAAACATTCGGCCAAGTACCCTAGAGGGATGGAGGATCGCCAGGGAAAGAGGGGTCGCGCGATACGCAAAAGAGGTAATGTATCCGGGCGGCAAAGACGTCCTTGGTAAAACGGAAGACTTTCTCGAAAATAAGATTCCGGGCGTGGTAAGGAGTGTATTAAATGCCCATGGGATAGGGGGATAAATCGTGGGCTATGCAGATATGTACTGGGGCATTGTAGATGAGATGACCAGGTTGATCGAGGCCTACGCCCCACTTGCGCCCCTTCAGGAAATAATTTTTGGCGAAAAGGAACAGATCGGACAGATCAAGTTCCCGTGCTTGTTCATGGCACCCGGTGACGACGACATAGACGATATCACGGCAAATGCTGATGAGCACAAAATAAAGTTTAGCCTGGTCTTGATTCTACAGGGCAGGAATTTACAGCAGGGGTTAAAGGACGTTATTAGCCTTGGCGGCAACTTATACGACCTGTTTAAGGCGAATCGGGGCTTAAACGGCAAATGTAACGACCTGCATATCAGCAAAATCAGCCCAGGGTACGGCAGGGCGGAGAATAAGACTATCCTCCACTGGGCGAGCGTCGAAATAACTGTAACTTACGAATCACTTTAGAGAGGAGGAGATACAATGGCAATCTTGAAAGACGAACTAGGCCAACCAAAACCACAGTATGAAACATCCGTGCTTAATGCGTTTGAGGCGCAAAAAGGCCAGGGCGGAGCAAGCAACATGAATATCTACCGGGCGCTACCGCTTGTTGGTACTTTGCAGGATGGAGCAGTGGCTATCGGTGCAGGCTCCCCGGTTGCCGTAGATGGTTACGGCACTCTAATGCTAACGGTTACAGGTACCTTTGTGGCTACGATCGTGCCAAAGACCCGGGTAATTAGCGGGGAAGGGTGGACTGCAATTCCGGCCTATAATATCGCCACACGGCAACTAGTGGCGCAAATTACTTCGCCCGGAATCTATAAAATCGACGACTGCGGCGGGTTATATGATGTAATAGCGGAAATTACTGGGTATACCTCCGGGAGTGTGACTGTCAAAGGGCGGGCGCTGCCACTGCCGGGGGGGGCAGCACGGTCTATCGAACTAACGGGCAGTATAGTTGTAGTAGATAGCGTAACATATGCGGTATCTGGTGGGGACACGTTACGTAATGCCGCTGCGAATAAACCTAGTGCCGCTGCCGCTCATGCTGCTATACCATTTTGCTATTATTTTAGTATTGATACTGGGGTTGTAGAAGTAACAGACAGTGCAAATTGGGTGGTGATATAGATGGATGCAGTATCTTTAACATTAGCTAAAAGATACACTAACAAAAGAATAAATGGTATATACTTCGATGAAACAAACGGTGAATATGTTAATTTAGATATATTCTGGAATTCTTTACGCACGGGTAAAAAATACACGTCAGAGTTCAACCAATACGATATATCACCGTCTCCATTAGGCACAAAGAAAGATAACAATGAAGGTCTTATCTGTGAACCATCTACGAATATCGTCAAGAGTCGTAACGACTATGAAAATATTGGTTTATTTATGTCAATTGACGTAAACGCTTATGTTGATGAAAGAGACGATTATCATGTTATCGCTATGAAAGGTGATGGCAGGTTTAAAGCGGATGGTACTAATGGTGACGTTTATGTGATGGCAATGCCGGGATACATTAAAAGATATTCAGATGCAAATGTTTGGGGTATTAGTTACTCTGACATTATGTATCCGGGGTATGAAATTCTTGACGAAGCAGTTAAGCCAGATGGAACAATCCGTCCTTATTTACTACACGCTAAATATGTAGCGGGCATAAATACATTAGATGGAAAACTAGCTTCAATTTCCGGTGTCGCTCCTGAATACAATGCGATGTCTCACAATGACCAGATTATAAAATTTAAGGCAAAAGGCGTTCAGTATTCGGGTAAAACATCGCATGATGATTTCTATACGCAACTTATGTTTTGGTTGAAATATGCAACTTTAGATTCCCAATCAATTATGGCAGGTGCAGTAAATTATTATTACCAATACACTAATTTAGTACCTGAAATTGGTGTAAAAAGAGTAGTCATAACAAATGCACAAGCTGGCAATCTGCTAATCGGTTCTACTGTTTCCATTGGTGACTATGGGGCTGGTAGCATAAGTACAGATAGAGCACTAACACAAAATTACAATATAGCTAACAGGGTTAATATAACTGATATTGTAGATTTAGGTGACGGTAACTCTGCGGTGTATGTAGATTCTGCTGCTGGTTTTGATACCACTCTAACCACTACAATAACTACTTATCCTTATAATACTGGTGTTTGCGATGACGTATTGGGGCAAGATGGTTCTCCTTATTCGAATGCGTCTGGTAAGGAACCATTTGTTATCAATGGGATAGAAGTGCTGGTCGGTGGATACGAAATTTTGCAGAATTTGATTATATATAACGATAATACAGGAGCAGAATATCATATAAAAGCCTACGCCTGCTATGATTGTAAAAAATACGCAACGAGTCCTACAGCAGATTATGATTTAGTAGGATATGAATTGGCACAAACAAATGCCTCCTGGAGTTACATTACTAAGATAGGTGTTGATGACAATCATCCATCCGTATTGGTTCCTATCGAAACTGGTGCCTCATCGACAACCGGATTTGCCGATGGGTTATACACAAATTTACCAATAACAGGGTATCGGGAGTGGCTGTCCCTCGGTCCTCTGTTCCTTGGGGCGTCTGCTGGTTTGCGTTCTTTGCTTGCGTACTACTCGTTGGCGTTCTCGGGCTGGTTCCTCCTCGGGCGGCTCCTCGGGCGGCTTTCTGCCACTGGGCGCAGCCGAAGGCGAGCAGGGGTGAATTAGTGCGGAACGAAGTGGAGCGCTAAGAGGGGCTTGCCCCTTTTTAATAAGTTTTTAATTAAGGACTTGTGGTGCAGCTCGGGAGTGGCAGTCCCTCGGTAATCTGAACAATGGGACGAATGCTGGTTTACGTTATTTGAATGCGAACAACTCGTTGACGGTCTCGGGCTGGTTCATCCTCGGGCGGCTTTCTGAATAAATTTTTAAATTTTTTGCACCACATTTCTCCATCTCCGAATGGACTTAGCTTACTCTTTTGAGTGAAATTGATCGTACCAGCACTCTCTTTTAGAGAGACGTATTGCTTTAGGCATTGCGTGTGGCTAGTAGGTATTAAAAACCCGAAAGTCATTGAGATTCAGAAAGTATATAACACGAAGGTGATTAACATAAAAAGATATTGCAAAGGAGTAGACATAACAGATGTAGGTTTTATTGAGTATTGTATTTATGACTACTTAGAAGAAAAGTGGAGCAGAAACGATGTAGCAGGTTTATTTGTTAGATTTTCCAATTATTCTTTTAAAGAAGTTAAAGCGATAACAACTAATGATAAATCAGAATTATATCCAATAATAACAGGCATAGCTGTATATGTTAGCACATGCATTGTAAACAGAAAACTAGATTTAAGGCCAATTAAATACTACACTCGCATAGATGGAATGAATAAAAAAGAGCGGATTATAGGCGTACAGGAACCCCTACATCAGATATTTGACTATGTGGCAGTTAATGGCATGAGATCGTTATTTAATGCTAAAATAGGTGTGTTTCAATGTGCGTCTTTGTCTGGAAAAGGGCAATCTTACGGCGAGAAGCATATTAAAAGATGGGTTAAAGAAAAGAAAACAGTTTATTTTGTTAAAGGTGACATTAAGAAGTGTTTTCCTTCTATTCCTCACATAAGATTAAAAGAATTATTAATGAAAGATATCAAGAATGATAATATATTGTGGTTAGTATATGAGCTTATAGATATGTTCGGCAACGGGATATCTATAGGTTCTTACCTGTCACAATATTTATCAAATTATTATTTATCTTATGCTTACCATTACGCTTGCAGTGAACATTTATTTAAAGTAAGAAAAACTAAAAGAAATGGTAATGCAAGAGTAAGGCTTATAAATCATGTATTATTTTACATGGATGATTTTCTTTTAACTGGAAGCAGTAAAAAGGATTTAAGAAAAGCAATGAAAATGTTAATTAAATATATTTACGAGTTTTTAGAATTGACAGTTAAGGCTGGTTGGAAAATTTGCAAAATAAGAGAAACGGAACCTATTGATATGATGGGATTTGTTTTTAGAAAAACTAAGACAACTATCAGAGCAAAGATATTTTTAAAAACTAGAAGATATTTTCTTAAAGCAAGGAAATTATTAAAACAAGGTAAACCTATCCCTGAACATTTAGCATACCAATGTGTTTCTGGTTATGGGTGGTATAAAAATACCGATAGTTTCAAAATTAGAAACAAATTAGAAATAGACAGAATACATGCTATTTGCAAACGAATGGTTAGTTATTATGCAAAACTGAAAAGAGGTGATATTGGTGAAAGTCTCACGCAGTCCTAAATCGCATAATACTGTCGATTATTTCCTGCTGCCAAATGGCAAAGCTGATGTATTTTTACACATAAATGAAGCAACTGAATTTATAAAAGATGAAGAAGGCAATGAAAGTACGGTTTATGTTGCTGAAGAAGCATACTTACGAGTTGACCAGTCAGTAACCAAGGAACAGGTTGAAGCAAATTTCGATCAGATGTGGAACAATGCTGAAAATCCTGCATATGAACCAACTTTAGAAGAACGGACAAAATCACTTGAAGATGTCGTGTTAATGTTGATGACGGAATAGGAGGTGAAAAAAATGATGTACCAGTTTCTTTTAAATATGTGGATAATGGGACGTATTGATGAGACTTATCTTTCTGTCCAAGTTCTAAAAGGACGTATCACTGAAGATGAAAACAATATGATTTTAGCAACTCCACTACTGTAGAGGGAGAGCGACTTTGGAAGATATGGCGTATTTTGATTTAATTGACCTCGTAGAAAAGCAAGGTAAAATTATTAAACAGCAAGCGGAAACAATTGCTAAATTGGTTAATGAAAATGTTGAGAAAGAAAACATGATTAATGAGTTTATGAAGGACGTTGTTTACTGAACTAACGGGTGGCGATAGTTGGTGTAGTCGGGATACCAGGGAAGGCGGTGAATATTTTTGAATGACACATAAACCAAGTTCGCACTACCTGGGCATCGCTCAGGAAACGGCATATGGATCGCTGGCAGGCCAAGTGCTATGGCAGTTCATTGAGCTAGACGGTTGCACTCTGGCCGCCCAGGACGACAAGCTCATTCAGGGTAATTCAGCCCTGCGGGCACCGGACATATATCAGCCTGGGGCCTACGCCTGCGACGGCGAGATTATTGTTCCGGTGGACAACCTTGTTTTCGGATGGTTCCTAAAGTTTCTTTTCGGCAACGTTTCTTCCGCTTTAGCGCCCGGCGAAACACAAGTATACAGGCACACTTTCACCCCACGTGACGATCTGAACAGCTTCCAGGTCCGGATCGGCAAGGACGTGTTTGAGCATTTCTTCGTAGGGTGCATGGTCAACGAGATCAAGGTCGATGTCGAAAAGGAACTGGCCTTTGCTACCGTTTCGGTTGTCGCCCAGCAGGACAGCAAGCAGGATCTGGTTGCATCCCTGCCAGTGATTACCTACCCCGGCTATATTTTCAGTTTCGGGCGGGCCACTCTTACGGTTGACAGCCTGAACGCGTCGGTCGAACGCCTGTCACTGAGCATCAAAAACAATGTTGACATTAAGGACACGATCCGCCTGGGCAGCCGGTTTGCGCCGTTTGGCAACATCGGCACCCGTGAAGTGACTATCGACGCTACGCTGGCTTTCACGGGCAATGATGTGTTGGATCGATTCTGGGGCGGTGTTGGTTTGACCGGGCCATCTTCCACGGACGTACTGCTACAGGAGGTTGTTCTCAGCTTTCAGGGGCAGCCCGCTGGCGTGACGCCAATTAATGAGGATCTCACATTTACCTTGGCAAATGCCGCCATAACCAAGGTAAGTAGGCCAGTGCAGAAGCGGGATAGAATCAGGCAGGATATCACTATTAAGGCTCTCTGGTACGGCTCCACGCCGGATGTAAAAGCCGAACTGGTCAACCAGCGCACCAATTACAACACAACCCTGCAGTATTACTACTTTGGGAGCACGTTTGCGGCGCTTATGCCAATACCTTAAAGGAGGTTGATAAATTTGCCTATCGCAAGAACGCGTTATTTAGGCATTGTCGAGGAATACACCTACGGGGTTCTGAGCGCATCGCCCCTGTGGAACTACCTTGACTTTGCTTCTGCCAGCATCGATCCCCCCGGCGACGAAAAAATTATCTGGGGCGGTGCATCAAACCGGGCTCCTTACGTGTACCAACCCGGAGCATACTCGGTTTCCGGGGACGTCGAGCTCCCCGTTGACAGCGAGCTGTTCGGTTGGTTCCTAAAGTGGCTCTTTGGCAGTGTAGCAAGTGCCACGCAGCAGACAGACAAGGCCCAACTCCACACCTTTACACCTGCCGACACATTGAAAAGCTTCAACGCCAAAGTGGGCAAGGACACCATGGAATATCAGGTCTACGGGCTTGGCGTGGGTGATTTGTCTATCAATATTGAAAAGGAGTTAGCCGTAGCGAAGGTCGCCCTGGTGGGCCAGAAAGACGCCAAGAACGCCATCGGCAGCCCGACGCTGAACACTCCTGGCTACTTTTTCCCGTTCCACCGGGCGGCGCTTAAATATGGCGATAGAGCCACTCCAGGAGCTGCGATCCCGTTTGAGCGCATGACTTTCAGCTACAAAAATAACCTGGACACCAAGGATACGATCCGGTTAGGCAGCCGCTTCCCGAATTTCCTGAACGTTGGAGAGCGGGACGTGACACTTGAAGGCGATTTGGCGTTTACGAACACTGACGCGCTGGAAAGGTTTTGGTCAGCCACCGGGGCAACCGGGCCGGCATCTACAACAACCAACTACACGCCGTTCTCGATGTTTCTGGAGCTGACCGGTCCGGCCATCGCGGGATCATCCCCCATGCTGTACAACAGTTTGTACATTACGCTGCCACAGGCACTGATCACGCAGGTCAAGAAACCAGTACAGAAGCGGGACAGAATCAAGGTTGGGGTAACGTATAAGGCGCTGTATAAGGACGCTACGGACAAGGACGTAAAAGCTGAACTATATACCCCGTTCGCCAGGACATACCCGGATGCAATAGCTTAAATTTATGGGCGACAGCCCTAAAACTAAGGAGGATATATGAGTCTCAAACATAAGATCTTAGGCGGCAAAAAATACACTGAAGTGGCCGCAGCTGTTGACGGCAATGAAGTCAGGGTCCGCGCCCTGACTGATGGTGAAATGTCTCAGATTGACGAAGATGGACGGTCGTTATTGAACGATGTGACTGAGAGTTTGAATGACGTTAGTCAGGGTAATGTACCGATGAAGTACGCTCACCTGATAGCAAAGCGTGAACAAATGCGCCGGTGGAAGATTGCAGCCACAGCGATTGTTGATGATGAGCCTTGGACGGTCGAAGATGTGAAGCAGCTCTACGTTCATATTGTTGACAAGATCGTAGATAAGGCTATCTTCTTAACCAACGGCAGCCCGGAGGAGCAAAAAGACCTGCCCTCCTTTCCTGATCAGCCAGGCGGGTGTGGAGATCAGGCGCCTGCTTGATGCTGGCTATAAACTGACTGAGTGTATCTACGACCTGACCCCGCTACAGAAGGAATTTTTGTTTATTGGGGCGGATGGGGTTGATCCGGAGGAGGTCCGGCGACAGGAAATGGTGGAGTTTGTGAAGCGGAAGTATGGGAAAAAGAGTTAAGGGGCGTCTATAGAAATCCGCCCAGAGGACTCCCGCCTCTGCAGGCGGGTGGTGAATGGGCGGCCGGGCTAAAAGCCCGGTATTTAAGTGTCCGAGTGCATGAATGCCCAGAGTGCGGGTTAATCGCGGATCGGGACGTGGTTTCGGCAATGGTGATACTCCAAAGAGCAAGTTAAGTTTTTGTGTTTTAAGTAGGGCTGGTTGCACCCGAACTCACGCCTGTGGAGATTGCGTAAGACCCTTGCGGCTGCGGTCAATGAATCAGGAAGCTCCCGCCTCTAAGCGAAGCGTAGGCGGGAGAGGCTTCACAGGGACGCTCCTTAATTTAAAAAACTAAATATACCCTATACCCACTCAGCTACAGTGAAATAACTAACAGTATAACTAATACAATAACCACGAAAGGTAGCATTAGCCATATTAATGGGTTGCTTTGTTTTTCATAATGGTAGCCATACCCTTCTTGCCCTTCGGCTATCCCTTTGTCTTTGCTTTCAAGTTTGCCGTTATAGTCTTCAGCATCATGATAAGCACTAAAACATGATATGGCGGCATTTAGAAGCAACACGACAAAAATGAACGCAAAGGGGAAAGATCCTTCGATAATCAAAAATGCACCGACTACACCTATCAGGATATGCATGAGCCCTTTCCCGAAGTTACCATTGTAGATTTGACCGAGCCCAGGAATGAAAAAACTGAGCACGGCTGCTACGCCAGGATTTTTATACAAAATAAATACACCCCCTCCGTTTTTGGATAATTATACCCCAGGAAGGTTGGTGGTACAATATGCCTGCCGCAAGGAATGCCACAGAATTAATAATTAGGGCGATTGATCAGGCATCAGATATACTGCGAAGAATAGGAAGTACGGGTGACCGGGAACTTAGAAGGGTTAACCAGCAGGCAGGCATGACTGCAAGAGGCTTTGATGCGATGAAAGCTGCTGCAGTTGGCTATCTTGGCATATTATCTGTTAAGGGTGGCTGGGACTGGCTTGTAAAATCCAATGCCAGCATGGAGCAGTACCAAAAAACGCTCAATATCGTGATGAAGGATACCGAAAAGGCCGCGCAAACCTTGGACTGGGCAAAGAAATTTGCCGCACAGACACCTTTCGAGATACCGGATATCATTGAAGCAACTGTAAAGCTTCAGTCCTACGGATTAACTGCACGGGATATCCTTGGCGACATTGGAGACATGGCCGCAGCAATGGGTAAACCACTTATACAGGCAGTCGAGGCTGTGGCTGATGCCCAGACTGGCGAACTTGAACGCTTAAAGGAATTTGGCATAACCAAAAATATGCTTATAGCCAAGGCCAAAGAAGCCGGAAACGTCGAGATAGTTAATGCCCAAGATCAAATCACAAACATGGAAGGACTAAATGCGGCGTTAATTTCGCTCATCAAAGAGCGGTACGCGGGGAGCATGAAGGCTCAAAGCGAAACATTAAACGGCATGATCTCAAATTTAAAAGACTTCTCCGGGACCGCCGGGAGGACACTGGGGGAAGGCCTGTTTAAGCAGATCAAGCCAGCCATGGAAAGTACGCTTGCCGAGCTAAACAAGATAGCACAAAGCGGCCAAATAGAGC